GTTAGAAAGACAGCTAAAGACCATGAGTGCCGTGCAAGCGCGTGTTCATGCGTCTATGAAACAGGAATTTAAGCTGTTAAGAGACATTATCAGGGACTACACACCCGAGGAATATTCTTATATACCCGAAGGTGGCAACCGGAAAGCGAAGCAAGAGGACTACGAACACGTCGATATCATCCCTGTCAGTGATCCCAACGCTGCAACCATGGCGCAAAGGATCATGCAGTACCAAGCAGTCATTCAATTAGCGGCTCAAGCACCTCAGATTTACGATTTGCCACAGTTACACCGGCAAATGATTGAGGTTTTGGGAGTAAAAAACGCCGATAAGTTGGTTCCTTTACCAGAAGATCAGCATCCTAAAGACCCTGTATCTGAAAATATGGCGTTTTTGCGGATGGAACCCACAAAAGCGTTTATTTATCAGGACCACGACGCACATATAGCGACGCATATGTCCTTTATTCAAGACCCAATGATCATGCAAATGATCGGCCAGAACCCTATGGCCCAGCAAATAGGGTCAGCAGTGCAGGCTCACGTAGCAGAACACCTGTCTTTCCTCTATAGGAAGAAGATTGAAGAACAAATTGGTGTTCCTTTACCGCCGCCTAACGAAAAATTACCTGATGATGTAGAGGTAGAGATTTCAAGACTAACCGCACAAGCAGGCGCGCAGCTCTTACAGATGAACATGGCTCAAGCCAAACAAGCCCAAGCTATGCAACAGGCACAAGATCCTATGGTTCAAATGCAACAAGCAGAACTACAGATCAAAGCGGAAGAAGTTAAACGAAAAGCCGCTAAAGATGCAGCAGATATTGCACTTGCACAAGCCAGATTACAGGTTGAACAAGAGCGTATTGCTGTGGAAGCACGTAAAGAGCAGCAACGTATCGCGGCAAAGTCTTCTGATGCTGATAAAAAACTCAAGGCCGAAGTACTAACTAGACTTACGAGGACTTAATGAAAGCGTGGCAAAGCGATCTCAAGATTTTTTCTCCACAAGAGTGTCAATCGTTGGTGAGTGAGTTTTTTTCCGTAGATCACACGGACGAAAACAATATGCCTGAGTACTATAGAAATAGTTTTGGGTATTTCAATTTACCTGGATCGCTTGCCTATGTAGATAGAGCAACAAAGATTATTCAAGATCGATACCCAACAGCGGTCTTTGCTAATACGTACACAAGAGTCTATAACCGACATAGTGTATTGAACGTACACACAGACAGAAAGGGATTGGACTTAACGCTAAGTGTTTGCTTAGAAGATAAGAATAATCTCGACTGGCCTTTGAATATAAGCGCTAAGACATACGCTGGTGAAGAATGGGATCTTCAAGCGGATTCTTCTCACTACAAAGAGAAATACTTATCTGCACATTTTGGCGTTGGCTATGGTGCAGTGATGGAAGGAAGAAGATTTCCGCATTGGAGAGACGAACTGTTATGCGGAGAAAAACAGCGAGCTGTCTACATCTTTTATCACTGGTCTATACCTAAGTTCAAAGAAACAAGCCGTGTTTTATTTAGGTCGAAGAAACCTATAGAGACCGCTATGTACGCAAACTTTCTAACGTCTGACCAATGTAAAGAATTAATTAATCAAGCGGCACCAGGTTTGCACAAATCGTCTGTTGTACATCATGAGACAGGATTACCAACCGATCACCCAAATCGATCTAGTTACGGGTCGTTTTTAAAACGTGGAAGCACACCACTTATATCTGAAATAGAACAACGTATTGCACAAATCACCGGCATCCCGGTTGAACATGGAGAAGATCTTCAGATTCTTCGATACGAAGAAGGTCAAGAATATAAACCACATCATGATTACTTTGATCTTTCAAAACCTCCTACAACTCAATCGTTAGAAACTGCTGGACAACGCGTGGCTACTTTCTTAATTTACTTAAATACTCCAGAAGAAGGTGGCGGAACTTATTTTCCAGAAGCCAATCTTGAGTTTGAATCTCAAGAAGGAAATGGTTTGTTATTTAAATATCCAAATATGGAAAGAGAATCGTTACACGCCGGAGTTCCTGTAAGAAAAGGCGTGAAGTGGGTAGCAACAAAATGGTTACGCCAGAGGCCTTTTAAATGATAAGTATGCCTGTGGCAGTTTGCGCTGGAAATTTTTGGATGCAACTTGATCTTTTCTGGTATCAACACAAAAAAATTTACGGGTTTAATGCTTCTCGCAAAGCGTTGGCGTTAGTAATCAATAAAAATCAACCAGCCGACCCAAAGCATATAAAACTTCCTTGGAACATAGATGTGCCATACGTTATGGCAGATAGTTGTTTTGATTTCTTAAATATAGAAAAAATTGAAGAACGAACAATTGTTCCTCTCAATATTCAAGCTGGGTTAATACAAGTCCTCCAAGACTTTGAAGACGACGAAGTGATAGAACTACTTGACTGCGATATGTTTCACTTAAAAAAACATCCGCAGTTAAATGTCAAAGATGAGTTAGTTGTATCGGATGTGTATGAAAATTGGCATTTAAAAAGCCTCACTGACCATAAATGGGTCATAGATCCGTTCTTATCTCAAGCCCATGGAAAATATAATGGTGGGTTTGTACCAATTATTGGAAAGGCGAAGACATTTAAAAAGATAGCTATAGATTGGTTTCAGTTACACAAAAAAATATTTTTAAGCACCACATCATCTGACTATAGATGGTGGGCTGGCATGTATGCCTTACAAGTAGCATGTGCAAATAACCACGTCAAAATGAGAAACGAGGACTTGGTTTATATACCTGGGTATAACCAATTGCAGCCATGGCATTACATTAGTCATTATTCTTGTGATACACGGTTTAATAAAAAGATAATAAAGAGTTTAGATGATGTAAACACTGATAAGTTTGAGGACAATGAGTTCTATCAAGCGGTTACTGAATGGTTTCAAATAAGGAAGACAGATGGACATTTTCGAGTTACTACATCACAAACTTCAAGATCGCATTCAAAACCTGAATGAATCTGTGAGCAACGGCTCGGCAAAAGATTATGCCGAGTATCGGGAACTGTGCGGCGTTATCCGGGGTCTACGATCCGCGCAGATGGAAATACAAGACCTCGCGAGTCGTACAAAGGAAGATGAAGATGAGTGAGTTATTAATCTCCCAAGATGGAGAGACGGCAACAACGTTGCCTGAGACGGCAGAAGAAAAGGCGAAGCAGTTGCCTGAGCCTTCTACGTATCATGTTTTATGTGTACTTCCCGAAGTGGATGAGGAGTACGACAGTGGATTGGTCAAAGCTGGATCGACTGTGTACTACGAAGAAGTGTTATCGCCAGTTTTGTTTGTAGTTAAGTTAGGACCAGATGCGTACAAAGATAAGACGCGTTTCCCTAGCGGACCTTCATGCAAGGTAGGCGACTTTGTTCTTGTCCGTCCTAACACTGGTACGCGAATCAAGATTCACGGCAAAGAGTTCCGAATCATTAATGATGATTCAGTGGAAGCTGTGGTTCAAGACCCGCGTGGCATTTCAAGAGCATAGGAGGGTATATGAGCGAGGACTATAAGTTTCCTGATGAAAAGGAAGAAAATATTGAAGTCGAAGTTGAAGGTGATGTTGAGGTTGAGATCGTCGAAGACGAAAAGCCAAAGCACTCAAAACTTCGTGAAGATCCAAAGCCTTTAGATGACTCTGAAGTAAAAGAGTACAGCGACAGGGTTAAACAACGGATAGATCACTTATATAAAGGCTACAAAACCGAAAAGCAGCGAGCAGAGGAAGCCGAGCGAGCAAAGGACGAGGCTTTCCGGGTAGCGCAAGCCATAGCTGAAGAGAACAAAAAGTTAAAGAGTTCTTTATCAGAAGGGCAACAGGCTTTACTTGAGCAGGCTAAAAAAACGGTAAGTAACGAACTGGAAGACGCCAAGAGGAGATATAAAGAAGCGTATGAATCTGGCGACAGTGACAGGTTAGTTACGGCACAAGAAGAGTTAACTGCTGCCAAAATAAAGTTGGAACGAGTTAATAATTTCAAGCCGACTAGACAAGAGCCTGAAAAAGAAGTACATATTGAGGCACCGAGGGTAGATCCTAAAGCCGAAGCATGGAAAAAGGATAATCCTTGGTTTGGCTCAGATGATGAAATGACAGGGTTTGTCTTGGCGTATCACTCCAAGCTCATTAAGCAAGGCGTCGATGCATCATCTGATGATTACTACGAGAAGCTTAATACTCGTATGAGACAAGTTTTCCCGGAATACTTTGACGCCGAGGAAACGCCTAGAAGGTCTGTAAGGTCAAATGTGGCACCTGCTACTCGCAGCGTTACTCCCAAAAAAGTAAAGCTGACACAAAAACAGGTTGATTACGCCAATCGCTACAAGATACCGATTGAGGTATATGCACGCGAAGTGGCAAAACTGCAAAGGAATTGAGATGGAAAAGCAAGAACGAGGTCAACGCGAATCAAGGGAAGCGGTAGAGCGTCCGAAGCAGTGGATGCCGCCACAGTTATTGCCTGATCCGACACCGGAGCCTGGGTATAACTTTCGTTGGATTCGAATTAGCACTTTAGGCGAAGCTGATCCACGTCACATTTCTTCCAAGTTACGTGAAGGCTGGGAACCTGTTAAAGCGTCGATGCATCCAGAGATTCAGATGATGGCTGGCCAAACCTCGCGGTTTCCAGACAGCATTGAAATCGGTGGTCTGTTGCTTTGCAAAACACCTTCTGAAATGGTCGGTCAGCGCAATGAGTTCTATCAGAAACAAACTGATGCTCAGATGCAATCTGTAGACAATAACTTCATGCGAGAAAATGACTCAAGAATGCCGCTGTTTAAAGACCGGCAAAGTAAAGTTACTTTCGGACGTGGAGCTTCTTAAACTTAGGAGTTAGAGATGGCTTATCCCACTGTCAGCTCCGCATTTGGTTTTGTGCCGATTAACGAACTAAACGGCCTACCCTATGCTGGAGCAACTCGGCAGATTCCCATCCCCTACGCTTATGCCACGAGCATCTTTAATGGTGACTTGGTTGAGCTTGCGGGTGGTGCAATCAATATCACGGGTATGTCTACATCTACCACGACAACGGCTCGCGCTGGTCAGATCGGGGTATTTGTAGGTTGCTCGTACACCAATCCCTCCACTGGACAAAAGTTGTTTGCACAGTATTGGCCTGCTTCGACCGCAGCCAATGATGCAGTAGCTTATGTTGTGGATGATCCTTCGGCAGTCTTTAAGGTTGCCATGGTTGGTCAATCTAGTTCTGTGTCTAACACAGCAACAACGATTGGTTATGCTTCGACTGGTTTGGTTGGTACTAACGTGTATGCAGTTACCGGCACTGCTGGTAGTTCTATCACGGGTAACTCAGCTATGGCCGTTTCGGCAGACAACCCAACAAACGGTACTGGTAACAAGCGTGTTACGACAGCGCTTCCCTTCCGTATCGTTGCAGTCGTGCCTGAGACTGCTTATACCCTTACCGGTACAGGTAGCACCTCGGGTTCATCGACCACCCTCACGTTGGCATCGGCAGTAACTGGTTTGCAAGCAGGTATGCAAATCATTGCACCGACGGCAACGGCTGGCGCTTTCCGTAGTGGTTCATACAACTACGTTGTAAACGTTAACAGCACGACGGTGACCTTAGCTTCTGCTATCACTTTAGCGTCTGGACAGACAGTAACCTTCGTTGGTTATCCTGAAGTCCTCGTTAAGTGGAACCAGGGCTACCACAGCTACCAGTTCGCAACTGGCGTTTAAGGGGATATTTAAATGGCTATTTCACGCGCACAACTACTGAAAGAGCTTCTCCCCGGCCTGAACGCTTTGTTCGGTCTGGAGTATGCTCGTTATGGCGAAGAGCATAAGGAGATTTACGAAACTGAATCTTCTGAGCGTTCTTTCGAAGAGGAAACCAAGCTGTCTGGCTTTAGTGCCGCTCCGGTCAAACCGGAAGGTAGTGCGATTGCTTATGACAACGCACAAGAAGCATGGACCGCAAGGTACAACCACGAAACCATTGCTATGGGCTTTTCGATCACCGAAGAGGCTGTGGAAGATAACCTGTACGACAGCCTGTCGTCGCGTTACACCAAAGCACTGGCTCGTGCGATGGCTTACACCAAACAGGTGAAGGCAGCAGCAGTTCTGAACAACGGCTTTAACTCCGTCGTTACCTACGGTGACGGCCAGCCTTTGTTCTCAACGGCTCATCCTCTCATCTCTGGTGGCACCAACAGCAACACGCCTTCTACCGCTGCTGACTTGAATGAAACGTCGTTGGAAAACGCCGTGATTCAAATCGCAGGCTGGACGGATGAACGTGGTCTGTTGATCGCAGCTAAGCCGCGCAAGTTGGTTGTTCCCCCGAATCTCATGTTTACAGCAACCCGCTTGCTGCAAACCGAGCTTCGTGTGGCTACAGCAGACAACGATGTGAACGCACTGAAGATGATGGGTTCAATCCCTGAAGGCTATACAGTCAATCACTTCTTGACTGACACCAACGCCTGGTTCCTCACCACCGATGTTCCCAACGGACTGAAGCACTTCGTGCGTACACCGTTGAGTACGTCAATGGACGGGGACTTCGATACCGGGAATGTAAGATATAAAAGTAGGGAACGTTACTCTTTTGGAGTTTCAGACCCTCTTGGAATCTTTGGTTCTCCAGGAGCATAATCCTTGTAAAACAAGGGTTTGCAGAAAGGGGCTTCGGCCCCTTTTTTATTGTTACCAATAACAGGTATAATTTCCTGTGTCATATAACAGGAGATATTATGGACATTGCAAACTTACCAAAAACACGCCACGAAGCAAAATTAACTGGAGCCAAGTATTACTTTACTGGAGAGCCATGCAAGAACGAGCATATTGCTCCAAGAAAAACAAAGGGTACGTGTGTTGAATGTTTAAAGCTTGAATGGCAAAAAGCTAATGTAACTCGAGCGGAATACTTCCGTGCATATAACGAATCAGACGCTGGCAAGAAAGCAAAGCGCAGATATTACGAAGCAAACAAAGAGCAAGTTATAGCCAGAGCAAACGCAAGACCGGTAGAAGAAAGAACAAGACACAGAGAGAAGTACAAGAAACAGAACCCCGATCTGTATAAGGCATTGAATAGCGTTAGGAAGCGGCGCCACAAAAATGCAACACCCCTATGGATTACGCAAGAACAAAAAGAATCAATTAAAAGACTTTATCTTCATGCCATGCATTTAACAAAAATAACTGGTGAGCGGTATGTTGTCGACCACATCATCCCACTTATCAACCCAACCATATGTGGTCTTCATGTACCTTGGAACTTGCGCGTTATCCCTCAGCAAGAGAACCTTTTGAAGTCTAATAAGTTGATTGACACCACTCCTATAAACTGATAAAACCATAGTATTCCGGGGTTATCCGGTGTATTAGACAGTCCCGGCTGACGACATGCAGACTAATACACCGATATCGCATGTGAGGATCTAATGGCTAATACAACCTTTACCGGCCCAGTCAGATCAGAGGGTGGCTTTGAGGTTATTACCAAGAACAGTACTACTGGTGCTGTAACGACCGTATCTACAATTGGAAACACGATCACTGTTACCGGCAATGTAACGGCTGATAGTGGCACTGCTCCTGTTGCTGGTGGAGCTTCAGCATTCTTGGCAACTTCCACCGCTAACCTTGGTATTTATTTTGGGTCTGGCGCGCCAACAGTATCGGCAGCTCAAGGGTCGTTGTATCTCCGCACTGATGGGTCTTCGACCAGTACTCGCGCCTACATCAATACGGACGGTGCTACGACTTGGACTGCTATCACGACCGCAGCCTAATTAGGAGTGCGTCATGGGGATGCAATATGATGTATGGTCGGTAAAGATTAGGTCTAGTGCTAATTTTTATGTGGCCTCAGTTACACCTTCTGGCGCTGGAGCTTTAACACTGTTAAAGACTCAGCCGGGAATTAATGGATACGGATATAAAGTATCGATTACAGGTGGGTCTGATGAGTCAGGCAAGACTTTTACGATTGTTGGCAGGTCTGTTGCAGGCGCAAGTGTGACTGAAGTTGTAACCGGTCCTAATGCAACAACGGTTTACAGCACGAACTACTTTGCAAAAATTACATCCATCACGGTAAGCGCCGCTACGACCGGGGCTATTACGGTTGGGTATGGTGGTGCGTTGGCATTACCTGCTACACGTATTAAAGGTCTGTATTACTTAGCGGGTGCTTCAGCAGGAACAGTGATTGTCACAAGAAATAGTGACTCACAAATCCTGTTAGAAATAGATACGCCAGCTTCTGCTACGCAGGTTAATAGTTTATACATGGCGGCTGAAGGTATCCGTACTGCATTTAGTAATGATGACTTTGCCACTGTTACGCCTACCAATGTCACGGCAGTGACACTAATCTGCGGGTAAGTCATGGCTAAAACTCCGGCTTGGCAAAGAAAAGAAGGCAAGTCCGAGAAAGGTGGATTAAACGCCAAAGGACGAGCGTCTTATAACGCAGCCAATCCCGGCAAGCCGGGTCTTAAAGCACCTCAGCCTGAAGGTGGCCCACGTAAGAAATCATTCTGCGCCAGGATGGAAGGGATGAAAAAGAAGCTTACGTCGGCTAAAACGGCAAAAGATCCAAACAGTCGCATCAATAAAAGTTTAAGGGCATGGAAGTGTTAGATGGAAACTGGTACGCTGATTTGGAATTTAATCACTTCATTTCTAGTGGGGCTGGTGATGTTCATGTTGAAGAATTCTTCTGATGAACAGAAACGCATCCAAATCCTACTGAATAGAACTCGGGAGGAAATTGCCCGTGATCACATTACTCGTGCAGAAGTTCGTGCGGATCTTGAAAAAATTATGGAACGATTTGATTCAGGCTTTGAAAGGCTTGAAGCAAAAATTGATGCCCTCGCTAAGAAAGGATGATCATGTCAGTGACAAATAATGTACCCAGCCCACCAGATATGGCATCGTCCGAATACGATCCACGTCTTGCACCTAAGAAGCCTATGCCAAAACCAAAACCCAAGCCTGTCAAAAAAGCAGAATTAGAAGTAGAAGTGGCAACCGCTAAGAATGGTGGTTATGTTAAAGCTGCCGACGGATGCGTTAAAAAAGGACGCACTCGTGGCACGATGGTAAAAATGTAATGCCACCTGTTTCTGAAAAACAGAAACGTTTTATGCAAGCGGTGGCTCATAGCCCATCGTTTGCAAAGAAGGTTGGTGTTCCAATGTCAGTAGGTAAGGAATTTGCAATGGCTAAAGTTAAAAAATTTAACAAAGGCGGGATGTCGGACGAAGATATTTTGGCTATGGCCGATCAAATTCGTAACCGTCAAAACATGTTAAAAAAGAGTGCTGATAATTTAAAAGGCATTCAAGCAGACGTAAAAGAAACAGATGAGTATATTGAACAAAGACCTGAAGGTAAGTACTCACTTATTCGCGGACTTGGTCCTGGATTAGCCGCTGGACGTTTAGAGAAAGACTCTGACAAAGGTCGGTTTGCATCACCGGGATACGGTGATCTTGGTCAATTTATGAAAAAGGGTGGGCAAGTGAAAGAATCCAAAGCAATGGTCAAGAAAGAAGTTGGCTTTATGAAAGCCAAAGGCGCGCCGAAGTCCATGATCAAACATGAGATGGAAGAGATGAAAGGCATGAAGCGTGGTGGTAAAGCTTATGCTGCTGGTGGACTAGCTGCTGGGCATAAGGCTGCTGATGGCATCGCCAAGAAAGGTAAAACCCGTGGTATGGAAGTAACCATGAAAGGTTCTACCGGCATGAAGGCTGGCGGTAAAGTAAAGAAAATGAACTACGGCGGAAAGTGCTGAGATGATGGCTTCTCGTGGCATGGGGGCAATCATGCCTTCCAAAATGCCCACGGCTCGGCGTAAAAAGCGTCGAGACGATACGGACTTTATGGCCTTTGCAGAAGGCGGTGAGTCTCGTGTCAATGAAGCAGGAAACTACACTAAACCAGGTATGCGTAAAGCATTGTTCAACAGCATCAAAGCTGGTGGCAAAGGTGGTGCGCCGGGGCAGTGGTCAGCTCGCAAAGCACAAATGCTTGCTATGAAATACAAGCAAAAAGGCGGGGGTTATCGTGACTAAAGATTTTCCTGATCTGAACGACGACGGAAAAGTAACGCGCGCCGATGTATTAAAAGGCCGAGGTGTTCCTGGGTTTAAGGGTGGCAAGTGGATTAAAGAAGCCATCAAGAAACCTGGTGCGTTACGTAAGTCATTAGGTGTCAAAGGCGACAAACCGATTCCCGCAGGTAAGTTAGCCAAGGCAGCAAAAGCGCCAGGTAAGTTGGGTCAACGAGCAAGACTGGCACAGACTCTAAAGAAAATGAAGTGAAAGCACCGCAGAAAAGTCTGAAGGATTGGGGAAACCAACGTTGGGGGACACGCAGTGGCAAACCTAGCACACAGGGTCCAAAAGCAACTGGCGAACGATATCTCCCGGAGGCGGCAATTAAGTCTCTTACACCTTCAGAGTATGCTGCGACTACAAGAGCAAAACGAGCTGGAAAAAGCGCAGGAAAACAGTTTGTTAAGCAACCGGCAAAAATTGCCGCAAAGACTGCGAGATTTAGATGACCACTAGCGGTTCAACTGGTTTTTCACCAGAGTTCACAGAAATAGCCGAAGAGGCGTGGGAGAGGGCTGGCCGTGAGATGCGGACTGGTTATGACTTACGCACTGCGCGACGTTCCATGAACCTGATGACCATTGAGTGGCAGAATCGTGGCATCAACATGTGGACTATTGATCAGGGAACTATCACCCTGACGGCTGGTGTAAATACATATGCTTTGCCTGTTGATACGATTGATTTGTTAGAACACGTTATTCGTACCGGTCAAAATGTATCGTCTACGCAGGCAGACCTAACAATTACACGTATTAGCGTTTCGACCTACGCCACGATTCCTAATAAACTACAACAAGCTAGGCCTATCCAAGTTTGGATTCAAAGACTTTCAGGTCAGGTTTCCCCCGCTAATGCAACGTTGTCTTCAACGATTAACTCAACGACAACAACGATTACCCTTAGTTCAACGGCAAGTCTTCCAAGCGCAGGATTTGTTCGTATAGACAGTGAAGATATTCTGTATCAATGGTTAGATGGTAATTCGTTGGGTGGCGTTGTACGTGGGCAAAACGGTACAACGGCGGCAAGCCATACGGCTGGGGCAACGATATACAACCCAAATCTACCGGCGGTAACAGTCTGGCCTACGCCAGACAACAGCACGACTTATCAGTTTGTCTACTGGAGAATGCGACGGGTACAAGACGCAGGATCAGGTATACAGACTTCGGATATGAACTTTCGTTTCCTTCCATGTTTGGTTGCAGGCCTTGCTTACTACATAGCTATGAAGCAACCAGAACTTGTATCTCGAGTTGATATGTTGAAGATGGCTTATGAAGAACAATTCAACCTAGCAGCAGGAGAAGACCGAGAGAAAGCAGCCATTCGATTTGTCCCACGCCAACAGTTCATTGGATCTGGAGGTGGATATGGGTAATAGATTTGCTTCTGGCAAAAATTCTATCGCCATGTGCGATAGGTGTGGTCAGCAATTTAAGTTAAAGAAACTTAGAACAGAAGTTATAAAAACAAAACGATATAATTTATTGGTTTGTGACGAATGCTGGGATCCTGATCAGCCTCAATTGCTTCTTGGTATGTTTCCTGTGGACGACCCACAGGCCGTACGGAATCCAAGAAAAGATACAACATACGTGACGGCTGGGGTAAATGGTCTGGAGTTACTACCTAATTCCACAGGCGGATTTCCCACGGGTGGGTCTCGAGACATTCAATGGGGATGGAACCCAGTAGGCGGTGCATCGGCATATGATGACGCGTTAACGCCAAACTACTTGGTTGCAACGACGGCTCTTGGTACAGTAACGATATCTCTCACTTAGGGGTGAAAAATGGACGCAAAGACTGCGGTACATAAACATGAAAAGGCTATGCATCCAGGCAAGCCATTAACTAAATTAGCTAAAGGCGGCAAGACTAATGCCGATATGTTGAAGATGGGGCGTAACCTTGCTAAGGTGGCTAACCAGAAGAAGTCTTCATTTACCTATCGAGGCATGAAATGAAAGACATAAAAGTTGTTAAGAAGCCAAAGCCTGTTCCGGTTGTACATACGGCAGGCTATCCTGAAAAAGATATTAAAACCTCGGGCATTAAAATCCGTGGGACAGGTGCTGCTACTAAAGGTGTAATGGCTAGAGGGCCAATGGCGTGACGTATAACGAGCTTGTTACAGCGGTTCAAGATTATCTTGAAACGACATTTTCTACGACGGACATCAATACGATGATCCGTCAGGCAGAGCAACGTATCTACAATACGGTGCAAATAGCTAACCTTAGAAAAAACGTAACAGGTTCGTGTACAGTTTCAAACAAGTATCTTCAATGCCCAAGTGACTTTTTATCGACGTACTCAATAGCCGTTTACCCACCTGGTGGCGGCGATTATGTTTACCTGTTAAATAAAGATGTGAACTTTATACGGGAAGCGTACCCTTCGGCTTCTGATACAGGCAAGCCAAGGCACTACGCAATTTTTGGACCAGATTCATCAGCGGTAACGGAACTAACGTTTATCTTAGGTCCAACGCCAGACTTGGCATACGGTGTTGAACTGCATTATTACTACTACCCAGAGTCAATAGTCACGGCCACCACTACATGGTTAGGCGATAATTTTGATTCGGCTCTATTGAATGCAACGTTGTATGAAGCTTCTACATTCCTGAAGCAAGAGCAAGATTTGATGGCGTTGGCAAAAGACAGGTACGTACAGTCTATTGCTTTGCTTAAGAACCTTGGCGACGGTAAGCAAAGGATGGATGCGTACCGTGATGGACAGGTTAGGGTTCAAGTGTCATGAGTATTGTCCAAGGTCAGACAACAAGTTTTAAAGTGGAGTTATATGAGGGAGTTCATAACTTCCTCACGGATACTTTTAAGATTGCGTTGTATACAGCCAATGCAGATTTAAATCAAAGCACAACTGTGTACGCTTCAACGAACGAAGTAAGTGGGACTGGTTATACGTTAGGCGGTAAAACGTTAACAGGAACAACAGTTAATTCTTCTGGCACGGTTGCATATATAGATTTTGATAATGTTATTTGGGATCCTGCATCTTTTACTGCAAGGTGTGCGTTAATTTACAACTTCAGTAAATCAAACAAATCGGTGGCAGTGTTAGATTTTGGGTCGGACAAAACTACGACAACAAAATTTACAATTACGATGCCAACAAACTCTGCAACAAATGCATTGATACGAATGGATTAAAGATGTGGACCGTGATACCAACTAACGTTACTACAACGTGGTCTGTAATTACGCTTGGTGTGACAACAACTTGGACCGTAGTTACTACGTCTTCATAAGGAAATAAGATGGCTGTCAACTACACCAGTCTGTTAAAGCTAGCCCAGCCGGTCAATGGATCAGAAGATGGTGCTTGGGGTACGGTAGTCAATGATTCGCTTACATCGCCATTAGATGTAGCTATAGCTGGTACGGCGTCTATTGATGTTAGTTCTGGTAATGTCACGTTATCTACTGGAGATGGATCGGCTACCAATACATCTCGCTATGCTATTTTGTCAGTGACAGGTAGTCCGGGCGTATCAAGAAACATTGTTGGCCCCGGCACGAGCAAGATCTATATTGTCAAAAATGGATCTAATGCCAGTGTTGTTGTAAAAGCTTCTGCCACAACAGGCGTAACTATACCAACTGGTGTTACGGCTGTTGTTTATTGGAATGGCTCCGACTATGCAATTGGGGCTATGACAGGCCCAACATCTAGCACAGATAATGCTGTTGCAAGATTTGATGGGACAACAGGTCAAATCCTACAGAACTCGGCGGTCACGATTGCGGATACGACGGGTGACATTACTGGCGGAAAGTACAACAAAGTAACAATCACTTCTCCGGCTACTGGTTCTACATTGACAGTGGCTGATGGCAAGACGTTTACCGCAAGCAACACGGTTACGTTATCTGGCACCGACGGTTCAACAATGGCATTTGGTGCTGGCGGAACGGTTGCCTATACATCAGACAAACTATCGGCGTTTGCATCAACAACCTCGGCAGAATTGCGAGGTGTTATTTCTGATGAGACAGGTACGGGATCGCTGGTATTTGCGACAAGCCCAACACTTGTTACGCCTATCCTTGGTACACCAACGTCCGTCACACTGACGAATGCAACGGGACTACCTTTATCTACGGGTGTTACCGGGACGCTTCCCTATGGTAATGGTGGCACAGGGCTTTCAAGTCTTGGGTCGGCGTTACAAGTGCTACGGGTTAATGCTGGTGGAACTGCTCTTGAATACGCAACCGGTGGGACAGGTGATGTAGTTGGACCATCTTCTGCTACAGATGGTCAAATCACGTTATTTGATGGCAGCACAGGCAAATTAGTTAAAGCGGCAACGACTACGGGCTTGTTAAAAGCTTCTAGCGGTGTTCTTGCTGCGGCGGTAAGTGGAACCGACTATGCGCCTGCTACAAGCGGCACTAGTATTCTTTATGGTAATGGATCGGGTGGCTTCAGCAATGTGACGATTGGTAGTGGCCTGTCCTTTTCAACAGGTACGCTATCTGCCACAGGCGGTGGGACTACGACCAATGCGCTAACCATGAACAATTCTGGTTCTGGCGTAGCGTCAGGGACCACATTTGATGGGTCAGTAGCAAGGACAATTAGCTACAACACAATTGGTGCGCCTAGTACGACAGGAGCAAATGCTTCAGGAACATGGAGCATTGCTATTACGGGTAATGCGGCTACAGCTACATCGGTTGCTGGTGGAGCTGCAAACAAGGTTCTCTATCAGTCGGCATCTGACACGACTGCTTTTGTGGATGCGCCGGTTTCTGCTGGGACATACTTAGGCTGGAATGGTTCTGCTTTCGCTTGGAGTACTCCGTCAGGTTCTGGTACGGTTACTTCAGTGGCTCAGACTTTTACCGGCGGTATCGTATCCGTCTCTGGTTCGCCCATAATTTCTTCTGGCACGTTGGCTTTAACTGTTGCTGGTACAAGCGGTGGCATTCCTTACTTTTCTAGTGGAACGACTTGGGCAAGTTCTGGCGCCTTGGCGGCTAATGCTTTGGTTGTCGGTGGCGGTGCAGGAGCAGCTCCAAGTACAGTTACAACAGGCACTGGTGTTGTAACGGCATTAGGTGTAAACACAGGTTCCGCAGGGGCTTTTGTAGTAAACGGTGGCGCATTAGGTACGCCATCAAGCGGTACGGTAACTAACCTTACTGGTACGGCATCAATCAATATTAATGGTACGGTTGGTGCGTCAACACAGAATACTGCTTACGTCACTGTTCTCAGGATGTATGGCTCATCCTCGGGATATGTTGGGTTGCAAGGTGCGGCAGCGGCTGGATCAACAACGTACACTTTGCCAAGCGCTGATGGATCAAGCGGCCAGTTCTTGTCAACCAACGGGGCTGGTGTATTAAGTTGGTCTACGGCATCTGGCGGTGGTACGCCAGGAGGGTCTAATACACAGATCCAGTTCAACAACAGCGGATCGTTTGGCGGATCGGCTAATTTCACATGGGATGGTACAAACGTCCAGATCGGCGCTACAGGCGCTTTGAGATTTGCCGACACGGATTCATCTAATTATGTGGCGTTTAAATCGCCCGGCACAGTATCTGCCAATGTCACATGGACGCTGCCTAGCGCAGATGGAACGAGTGGTCAGGTTTTATCAACAAACGGAAGCGGAACTCTTTCATGGGCTAGCGCAGATGTTGTTGGCCCTTCTTCTGCGGTTGATAACGCTTTTGCAAGGTTTGACGGAACAACCGGAAAGCTAATTCAAGGCAATACATACGCAAGCCTTTCTGATGCAGGCGCAGCAATCTTTGGCGATTCTGTCTCCATTCAGCAGGGATCAGGAAATGATCCTTATCTTGAGCTTTACTCTGCCAACGTGTCAGGCATCAAGATTCTTAGGTTGAAGGCTAATTCTTCTCAGTCTACTTCGACAAACACCTACACATTCCCTACAGGGTACGGATCAAACGGACAGGTTTTAACCAGTAACGGTTCTGGTGGCTTATCTTGGTCTACCGCATCTGGTGGTAGTGGATTTAGTCCTGTGACAGCAGCAATGATCTTTGGATAGGAACAACTATGGCAGCTCCAAATCTACTCTCACCGACAACCATTAACGGCAAGACCGTTACGGTTGACTTATCTTCCACCTCGGCGACTTCAATCCTTAGTAACGCTGCAAGCTCTGGCAAGGTCTTGAAGATCAACTCGCTGTATGTTGCCAACGTAGACGGAACTAGCAACGCAGAGATCACGATCAACTACTACTCTGCTGCTTCGCTAGGTGGTACGGCTACACAGATAGCGTCTACGGTTGTTGTTCCTGCTGACTCTACCTTGGTGGTGATTGATAAAGATGCTTACATCTATCTTGAAGAAGATCGTTCACTAGGTGCTACGGCTGGAACGTCTAGCGACTTGAAGGTTGTTTGCTCTTACGAAGATATTAGCTAGGAGTCGCCATGCCTAGAGGTAACGGCGGGATAATCGGCCCCGCAAACATCCCAAGTACAAGTTCAGCCAAAGGTGTCTGGTCGCTGACAGAAGCGCAGTTAGCGCAGAAACAAGGCACATGGCCTATTGTTGTTTCGTCTATCGCTGTTGAGTACCTTGTTGTTGCTGGTGGGGGTGGTGGTGGAAGAAGAT